TCATCTCAATCTCAAAAGTCTTTGTCACATTTCTTGGGGTTTAAATTGTTCAGATAATGGCTTGCGTTTATTATTTGTTGGTCTGTCAACCTTGCCAAAGCTTCGGGACTTTTGCAAAAAATGCCCCATTGCCAAGGCGTAATTCAAGCAATCAAACCAATGGTTTTCGCGGTCAACCTGTTTAAATTCGTAAACCGTCCGCCCGTTGCGGTCGCGTTTTTCAATTTCTACTTCTGCCAGCAAATGCCTATAAAGCAAAGCGTCTGCGTTTTGGTAAATTGTCAGACCCCCAAGCGTTTGGCTTCTAAGTTTTACAAGCAACCTTTTAAAGTGCGTGTTGTTTACATCGAACCGCCGAACCGTGCCAGCAATTGCCTTGTCTGCGAAACCGTCTGTTGTGTTTACTTGTTGAATCTTAAATTGCCCTTGCATTCGTTCTTCGCCCCGTATGGCAAACCATTTATTCCCCAACCGCTTAATATTTTGTAACACAAACGCCGTGTTGTAATTTGAATCTACCCCCGCAAAGTCGCAGTTGTGACGGTTGAAAAGTTTTTCTAAGTCTTGAAAATTATCCGCCCGCCCGTTGTCTAAGATAAAAACCCCTTGGCTATTGTGGGCAGTCAACAACCAATAAAATTCATATTTTTGCACATCACATGAAAGCAAAATTAAACTATCTGGCGGGGCTTCGCCCCGTTGATATTCCCCTTCAAGTTCTTTTAATCTTACAATGTCAGGCAATTCTTCTGTGTTATGCTTCCACGGTAAAGCCTGAAAGCTGTTTCTAAAGTCTTGAAGCTGATTTGTTGCTTTAGATTCCAGAAACATTCGGGCGGCTTCTTTTATTGAAACATAGCTAGAATAAAGCGAATTTAAATGGTAGCCCTGATGGCGAACATCTGCCAGCGGGTTTTGTGGAATCCATTTTGCCGCGTCGCTTGCAACCATTTTGTTTTTTTCTTGGTCATCTGTTACGCTATGCCCGCAAGACGGGCAAACCAGCCTTGCCGTTGCTATTGTGCTGGCAACATCAAGTTCGCCGCCTATTTCTTGCTTGTTCCATTTAACAAAAAATTTTTCCTCATCTTCGGCAAAGCCTATTTCGTGCAAGTCGCCGCAGTTCGGGCAAGGCACATGATAAGTGTTGAAAGTGCTTTGCTTTAAATGGTGCGTAATTGTTTCCGCCCCATCGTCAACGGTCGGCGTCGAGGCCAGGACAAAAAGCTTGCTGCTTCCATAAGCTTTAATTCTGTTTGCTGCTAATTGTATTGCCCCCGCTTCATTCTGATTTTTTACGGCTGCTTTGTCGCATTCGTCAAAACAAACAACGGCGGCAGGAAAACTTGCCAGCTTTGCCGCACTGCCCGCACCCCCTAAGTGAACATGACAGCCCTTTAGGTTATAAGTCAAAATGCTAAAGTTGTCGGGGTTTTCAGGCAAAATTTCTGAAACTTTGGCACTTGCCCGCATCATAGGTTGAATCCTTTCTTTGCTAATTTGCCGGGCGGCTTGGTCGCTTGGCATTAAATACAAAATTGGCTTTGGGTTGCAGGTGACCGTATATAGTAAACCAAGGTGCATCATGGTGGTTTTTCCCGTTTGCGATGCAAAGCAGATAGTCAAACGGTCAGTTGACCTGTCGCCAAATCTGTTCAACGGTTCGACTAGATAACGATTAAACCCGCTCCTAAAATAACCAGCATACGGAGTCACTTCTTTTGGTAAGTAAATGTGCTTTTCGCACCAATCCGCCACGCTTAGTTTTTCGGCAGGGGCAAAGATTTGGGCGGCTGTCTTTTCGCAATGATTCATTTTGCTTTTTCCATGCTGGCGACAAGGTCGGCATAAATGTTTTCCAATTCCTTTCGTAAAATTTCTTCAGCCCTTAACGGGTCAGTTGGATTTAATGCCGTTGCTATGTTTTCGGGTAAAGCGTCCAAAGCCTTTCGAAGCGGTACAAGAATTTTTGAAAGCGTTTCTGTCAGTTGGTCTGCGTCAACAAGCTTGCCTGTTTTTTCGGCAAGGTTCAATTCTTCAAGCTTGTTCTTTAGCTGCAAGTTTAGTTTTTGCTGTTCCATAACTTGCCCCCGAAGGTCTAGCAAGTCAGCAGCCGTAAAACTTTTGCCGCCAATTACTATTTGGCTGCCGCCTTTTGCAAAGGCTTGGCGTTCTTGAATCCAATCTTTTGCCGCTTCTATTTCCAGCGGCATTCCTAGTTCTTTGTATTTGTAAAAGGTTGACTTGTTTATTTTTAATTCTTCATAAAATTTTTTTATTTCGCCTTTCGTATTGTCCATAACTTCTAAAAAATTAGCCTATTGCAAAAATGTCGCGTCGCACACTCAGGTTATTTTGACTTTGTTGAAATAGATTCCTTACCCGAAAAGTCGTGGCGTCTCATTGCAGCTTGCAACTTCTTTTCGTCTATTATCTTGCTGCTGCGTTTATAAGGCACTACCCCCAGCCTGTTGGCGTCTACAACCCCTTGCAATTGCTGTCGTGTAAGCCCGTACTTTTTTAAGGCATTGCCCAGCGTTATAAAACCTTGGGGCGGGTTTACGGTCATGGTGTAGGTTTTCTTCTCAATGTCTAAAGCGTCAGCCTGCACGCCTAATTGGCTTTCTAGGTCTTTGGTCAGCTTGTCAACATACTGATGGGAACACCCAAAATGCTTGGCTATTTGCCGCAATGACTTGACGGTTTTGCCGTCGCTTTCAATGTGGGCGTGATAACCCAACGCACGAAGAACACAAAAGCCGTGTAGGCTTTGGGACATTTTGATTGTCAGGCGTTTGATAAATTCCCGCAGCCCTAACTTGACTTGTTCATCTGTCCAAACTTCGATTTGTGCAATTAAGTCTTCGGGTATGCCATACCGCCCGCACAAGGTTTGAAGTGTTTCTTGCTCGCTATCTGCCCCAGCTTCGGGGGCTGCTTCTTTGGCATAGTCAAGCTGGTCTGTGTAAGATAAGAATTTCCCGCCCATTAGTCGCCCATGTATTTGCCTTGCCCGTATCCGTAAGGGTTGGGCTTAGTTGGTTGCTGGGGCTTTGGTTGTGGTTTGGGGTTCTTAGCTTCTTCTTCTGCCTTGCGTTTGTTTTCTGCCCAACCTGCCCGCCAAGACGCGAACGGGTCAAATTCAGGGTGGACTTGCCAAATGTAGCCCAGTTCCTGCCCGCAGTCAGAATAACGCATTGCAGGTTTTAGGGGGGGCTTGTACACGCTTTTATTGCTTTTGTCGCTCATGGTATTAAGGGCATACTCCCCCCCCCTATTTGTTCCATCTGTTCCAGTCTGATATTTATTCCTGCACGGGCGGCATAACTTTTAATGATTCTTAAATCATAAATGATTGAATCATCACTAATAAACCCGCCACACTTTTGCAGGGCGTCAAGTAATAGCTTTGCCAAGTTGTCGCCGTCAGGGCGTGCCGTGCAGGGTATTTGTCCAAGTTTCCTAACCTTTAGGCTGTCTGCCTTCCTAAATGGAAAACGCCATTCAATAGTCAAGCGGGTAGGCTTATCAAAAGGTTTCCCCATCCTGTGGGGTTTAAGCATTAGCAAAAGGCTTTCTGTTACTTTCTTTGCCTTTGGGTTTTGGGCAATAAATGGTTTGCCCGTCTTGCTTTTGTAAATGACTTGCCCGCTTTGGTGTGTTGTGCGGGGCGGGTTACATTCTAAGAAAAATTCTTTTATATGCTTACCCCCGCACCCTTCAAAGTTTGCCAGCGTCATAAGTCGCAGATTGGGCAATAATGTTGGTGCGTGGCGGCTGGGCATTTCAAACACCCCTGTTTTGCCTTTGTACAACCAGCCACGCACCAACTAACCCCAAAGACTAAGGCAATAATAAGCAGCACGAAAAACCAATCCTTGTAGTCTTGCCAAGTCATTTCTTATTTCTTGCCCGTTCAATTGCCGCCCCTTTGGCGTCTACCCATTTGTCACCCGCTGGCAAGCCCCAAGCAGCGGCAGCAACTCGCCCCTTGCTTGGGTATTCTTTTGAACCGCGTTCCCAGCCTGCGGCTTTCCTGTCAACTAAATGCCTTGCCTTCCAAGCCCGCATTTTGATTACAACATCAGGCGTCAACTGCGTGTTCTGTATGATTTGCCTTGCCCGCCTGTATGCCGTATCCGTTCCGCCCTTGTGACCATCACGCCGCCAGCGTAAAAAGCGGGCAGCTTCTTTCTGCATTGCCTCGCTTGGTTTTAAGTTTATTTCAACCCCGTTTATTGTCGCCATCGTTCACCTTTCCCATTGTTGCCCGCGTTCAATTATTTTGTGCAAATCGACCCTAATTCGGATTTTGCGAGCGTTGTCGCTTTCCCCGTCTGTTTCTTCCCGAAAGCTGTTTTCTCGTAATATTAGATTTTTTAAATCTTCTGTTGCAATAACTAGAATGTCTTTGTGTGTTACAAATGCCCAAGCGTCCGCCCTTGTGTGCAGAAGCCCGTAATCTGTCCAAACGCCGTTTATTACGCGGCGAAGTTCGACAAGGGTCTTGCCGTAGTCCCACGCCCTTAAACAAGTTTTTACTTCGTAAGTCGTGCCGCTTATTGCTTCAAACACATCGAACGGCTTGAATTGTTGCTTAATGGGTATTGGGTCATGTCCTTGCT